CGGATAATCTGTACTTGGGATACTTGGGCTGTACTCATGTACTATATGGGGCTCATTGAATTGGACAGGACACAAAGTTCTGTACATCGCTTCAATGGCTAGCTGTTCATGGGGGGTAACACCAAATGCCTTCTCAAAACTGAGTCTAGCCTCATCCGTGATCTGAAGGGTACCAGCAAAGAATCCCTTGGCATTCCAGTATGTCCCAGAGTGTCTCAGCACCGCAGCTTCAACACCAGTGCGTAAGCTCCGGTAAAATTCTGGAAATACTGGAAAGCCACGCGCCCATGCTTCACCACATTCAGCCACAGCCTGTCTAATGGCCTTGATCTCATCTATGGTCCGACCTACGTGTACCACGTCAGTGAACAATGCCTTATGCACATTTCTGCACATAGAGTATTGCTCACCATTCCACACTGGATGGCATTGACAAAACTCAATCCCTTCCAGTTCATAAACAGGCTCTTCCACCTTCATGTTAAAGCCCCGCTCCACAAACCAAGGTTTAAAGCCAGAAAGGAATGCATTCAAATCCTCCTGTTCCAGGAACACCACACAGTCATCACCATCATTGATCAATTTGACATTTAACCCCTTCTGTCGGGCATATGTCCAAACCAACCCCGTCATAATAAGGCAATTGCCCAGGGCTGTGTTCATGTCACCAGACATCCTACCACCCTTACGATGGTAGGTTACCTTGTGATCATCAACATAGCAGGTGCCAGAGTTAAACAATTGCTTGTCCAGCAACTTGCGTAACTTTGGCTTACCGGGAAAACATCCAGTATATACTGAGTGCTCCCATTTCAGCGCCTCATATGACACATGCTGGTCAAACCTGTGAGCGTCCAACCCAATAACAACGGACTTCCTAAATGCATTCCACTTCTCACTAATCAACTGGCCTCTTTGATTGAAGTTGAGTCCTTTAGCAATCGTGGTTTCTCCCCATACTCGAGCAACAGCCTTATATAGCAAATGTTCAATGGGTTTGATGTAGCAACCAACTTCCAAACAGTACTCTGGTGACCTTGGGGAAATCAAGCGAGGGGCAGGATCTACTTTGCTCCAAGAACAAATGGTCTCGTCCTTGATAAACAAGCTGATTTTCCAATCCTTCTCTTCGAGCTGTCGCTCAAGAAGAGATCTGGCAGCAGCCTCATACCTCTTACGTTTGGGCCCATCGTACAACATAACGAATTCATCATGTGTGAGGGGTTCCAAGTGTTTCGGCATCTTCTGCAGCACAGCCTTGCGATACTCACCCAAGTCAAACAAGGAAGGGGAAGGGGGCAGAGAAAACCCCCCTGTTTCATTAGGTACCATCATTAGGCGTTCACCCAATCCTCGCAAGATGTTTGGCAACGAGTTGTTGTGAGTGTAACACAACCCGGCAGCTGGCCTCGTGGTGTCCATAATAAGGACCCTCTCTTTTTTGCGTCCCTTGTCACTACCCAGTAAGGTGCACTCCACATTAGGGGGCATAAATCGTGGGACAGTGTCATACCCCCTTACCCTTACTAGGCCTCCCTATTTCCACCCTTCAACAAACTTGCGTTCGTTGTAAAACTCCATGCGTGCCCGACGACGTTCTGAACGTTTTGACACACTTTTGGCCACTTCTGATGTGGGCAAAAACGCCATATCAATAGTGTCCGTCATGTACAAGTCCATAACATTGAGAGGCATGCACCCACCCCCACTGTGCTTCAATTCCTTCCATTGAGCCAGCAACCACCGGTGCAAAGCGGCCCTATTGACAGCAGTATCATCACATATACGAGCATACTCAAATCTAGCCTTAGCTGCCCGAGCCCACCTTGCACAAAACATCTTATGATTGTTTCGCAACAATTTGGCTTTCGAATCAGCCTTGACCTGATCGAGCCCCCGTCTGTCCTCCACAGTGGTGACATCTGGATACAACGTCAATGGGGTCAGAATTGCAGCGTGCCCATTCAAAACCCTCAAATCATACTTACAGTCATTCAAACGCGCTCGGCGCTTGGCCAGGTGGCGGGCAACCACCGGCACAACGACATCCTTGACAACTCGATAGACAAGGGTCACCGAAGTGACCTTATTCAGTAGTGCGAACATGGGGAGCATAACCCTAGTGAGGATGGTGCGAAACTAGTGGGGGGTCATCCCACTAGCCCCAGGTGTAAAC